TGCGATTCGGTTAAATTTTTCCGCAATTTTTTTGTGATGCTTTCCCTCAATGAAATCAGGCCAAACATGTTTTACAAAAGACATAAAATCTGACTGTACTTTCTGAGTCGATTTTTTATTCTCCCACTGATTCATTAATAAACTGAACTCACGTCTTACATCAGCCGGAAGCTTTTCAAAATTCTGCAATTTTTTTGGGTCTATATTCATAAACTTAAAAAGTATTTTAGGGACGTCTATCTCTAAAACTGACTATATACTGTACATCATTGGGACCCCTTTTGCAAAAAGGGTGGTTAACGTTAAAAAAAATGTTTTAATTCCTGGATCGGTTTGGGACCCCTCGAGGCCCCGAAGGGGCCGAGATATGCCCGGCCCGAAGGGCCGAATGAGCCGGGCGCCCGGAGGGCGCCGACCCATTATGAACAGTATGTCTATTGACTTACTTGTGAATCTATCCGTTGTTCGTGGTTCTGCCTTTCACTCATTTTCTTTGCTAGCGCCACCGCATCCGCGCCGTGCTTATCTAAAAAAGATTTCATGTTCATGTGTCTATAATCTTTTATTAATTGTTTTATATATTTACTTACCATAACATCCCTCCACTAAATGCATTTAATATAACTAGTATCGACAACACCGCGCCGATAAAAACTAAATTTAATATTACTTGTTCTGTGTTCATATTTCCTCCGTTGTTATAATTAATATAGGATATTCCTTTTAATAAATCAAGTTAATTCCCCCCGCGCGACCCAAAATGGACAGTTTACTTTTGTTCTTGCGCCGTTCTCCTTTTGTCCCCAAAAAACCCAAAATGGACACATTGCGGAACAAAACGTGAACTTAGTTTAGAATTATTCTAAACTATTGAATACATATCTCCCGGCCACCCACCCCTAGTATATAGGATTTTCCTAGTTATGTCAATACACTATGTGTTCATTTTGGGTTTGTGTAGATAACAAAAAACCCCCGGCCCGAAGGGCCGGGGGTTCTTAATAAGTGATGATAATAACAATTACCATTTGCCCCCTTTGGTTAGTGTTTTCATACTATATATTTCAACCAAAGGTCTTAACTCTGCTTGGTAGGATTACGTTGGTACGGCACCTACAATTTTTCCCGAAGCGTCCAACTATTCATTTATATGAAAAAGATGGTCGGTACTAAAAACCACTTCCGGTGTCTTCAGCCACTCGGCCGTAACCCTCCGGTCGTGTGCATTACAACCGCTTAATTGTTGTTCTGCCACAAAGCCAAATAAACTTGCAATGTTTATTTGTTTGAGTTGACATCATTATAGGATATTCCTATGACAATGTCAACCCTTATATGTTCAAAATGGGTCTTTATTTTTTACGCCATTTTTCGTCCTGCTTAAAACGATTATGAAAGTCAATTGCTTCGTCTGTTCCTTTAATGCCAAAGTATGCAATAACACCCACGGCACAAAGACCACCGATCAACAACAATTGAAGTTCCATTGGTGCTTCCAAAAATATTTCAATCATATTAACTCTCTATTTGTTTTATTTTAGAAGTATCCACAATCCAAGCAATACCAATCTTCTTAGTTGTATTGTCTAGTTGCTTGATTAATTCTTCAGGTGTTCCGCTTTCCATAACTTGATCTATGGCCCTTGTCTTCAGGTCTTCAAGTTGTTTTAGCTTCAGGCCTTCAGGTCTTCTTCTTATTTCACGATCAACAAGATCACGTGCCCAGTCCTTCAGTTGCTCTTCGCAATCGGACAGCGACAATCTCTCATCACGATCAAACGCATAGTTTGGTTGCGTCTTTTTTTGTTCCGCCTTCTTCTTGAAGAAGGTTCGGGCTTTATCTTGTATCGCCTTCAGTTGAGCTTCCGCCTTCTTAAACTCGTTTAAGATTTTATCAGCTCCCATTTTTTTGGCTAACTTACCGACTATCTTCTCGGTTGCTTCGGCTCTATATTGTTTTACCAACAATTCCTGTTCTTCAATTAAAGGATTGAAATTTCTTCGCACCTTCGACTTGAAGTGGTCGAGTTGATATTTAGTCATTGTTTTAGACATATTTCCTCCATTGTTTGTTTATATATCTAGTCCTAAGTTATCCTATATAGAATAATAAGTCAAGGACCAAGGACCCAAAATGAACACATTTAATAATTGACATATAGACAGGAATATCCTATATTCTAATTATGAACAATGGAGGAAAAATGTTTAACAAAGTAAATGACGATCTAACTAGTGCCTTTAAAATGATTAAAGAGCTAGCGAGTATGATTGGAACCAATGCCCAAAATCTTTTAAAACTGGGTAAGGCAGTTCAAACAAATGCGGATAATATGAATTTGTTAGCTACTAGGGTTCTTAAACTAGAACAAAGAATAAAGGAGCTTGAAAGCAATGAAACAACTAGAATTTAATTTTACTTGTACTAATTGCGGTTGTACTCCTAAACCTGACGAATGGGCAATCAACTCAAATGAATTATGCTTTGATTGTGAGGAGGAGTACAACGATTGGTTTAACGCTTGCCACGAAGGCGAGCTAACAGATTTCTAGTTTAGAATAATTCTAAACTAGAAGGCTAATGGCGGGGAACTTAGAATTAAAGCTATGCTCCGCCCTTGAGCCCTGATCCAGTGTAAATTAGCCTAAAGTGAAACACGCTGGATCTGGGGTCAAGTGGTATCGTATCAGCTAGCGAAAGTGGATATTACATTTGAGATTTTCCATCATATCGCTTGGCCAAACTTGAGCCCTGGTCCCTATTGAATCGCAAGCCGGCAGATAGGGACCTGGGGTCAAGCAACAAGCTTGACAAGGCTCAAGCTATAGGATAAGAGAGGAGATATGAAAGCAAATAAAAATTTGAGTGATGACTGGCGAATTATGGACGCAGAAGCTTTAATGAAGTGTAACGATTGTCATTATCAATCTAGAGAATACGCCGAGCATGACGATTTAATTGAGCATGTTGGATTAAAAAAAGAACAGCATTGTCAGGTGCGTTGTCCTCAATGTAAAAGTTGGTATTATTGGGAAGTATGAAAGTAAAAGAAGCATTAGAAATTACAGGAAGTTTAAGCAAGCCGAGCAAGATGCCTGGATGGGCTTATGGTTTACCGGCCAAAGAATGCAAAACAGGTTCTAAGCTTGCCAAAGTAAAAGGCAGCGTCTGCGATGGCTGCTACGCTCTGAAGGGCTGCTATGTTTTTAAAGTAGTACAAGAGGCACAATATAAAAGGCTCAAGGCCATAAGGTCCCCGCTTTGGGTTGGTGCAATGAGTCTGATCATTAATTCAAAGAAATCAAAATATTTTAGATGGCATGATTCAGGAGATGTCCAGGACGAGGAACACTTATTGAAAATTTTTGCTGTCTGTAAATCTACGCCAACCGTCAAGCATTGGATGCCAACGCGAGAGGCGTGGGTTAAAAGATTCCTCCCGATTAAACCGGATAATTTAGTTATCCGGTTTTCCGCAACGATGGTCGACCAGGAGGCCCCAGCATCATGGCCCAATACTTCAACCGTGGTAACAGCCGAGGCCACTTGCCCGGCTCCTAAACAAGATAACGAATGCAAAGACTGCAGGGCGTGTTGGAATGCTGAAGTTAAGAATGTAGCATATGGCCAACACTAGCCAGCGTATTCAAACTCAAATAGATTTAGTCCATGAGCAATGGTGCAGGGATAACGGGTATCCAGTCACAAGCCACAAGCGGCAGGCACAAGCTCCAAGAATAAAGGCTCAAGCTGAGAGGCGCAAGCAACAAGCTCCAAGGTCAGAGGCACAAGCATCAAGGCTCAAGCCATAAGTCACAAGCTCCTTGATAAACCTTCCCTCATAAAGTTTATAGGTTAAAGGATTACCCCCTTTAAC